CCCGGAGGGTCTCGGTCTCGCTGTGATCGAGCCGCGCTGGTGCTGGATCCCGGAGGGAGCGAGGTCGTTCGGTGATGACGCGATCGAGTGGTGGGAATCTCACGGAGGGCAGCTCTTCGAGTGGCAGAAGGTCGTCATCAGGGGTCTGCTCACGGTCGACGACGCGGACATGTTCGTGGCTGCGAACGACGGTCTGTGTGTCGCGCGCCAGAACGGGAAAGGCGTCATCTTGCAAGTCGTCGAGGGGTTCCTCGCCTTCGAGCTCGGCTACCAGCTCGTGATGCACACCGCCCATGAGTTCGCGACCTCCCAGGAGCACCAGGCGCGGCTCGAGACCTTCATCCAGGACGCGCCGGGGCTGCATTCGAGAGTGAGGGATCGCGGCGGCTACCGGCACGCGAACGGGCAGGAGTCGATCAACCTGAAGAACGGCTGCCGGATCGCGTTCAAGGCGAGGACGAAGGGCGGAGGCCGCGGGTGGTCGGGCGACCTTCTCGTCTGGGACGAGGCGATGATTATCCCCGAGACGGTTGTCGGTGCCCAGAAGCCGACCCTGCGCGCGAGCAAGGCTCCGCACGGGCAGAAGACGATCTACTCCGGCTCGGCGGTGGACATGCTCGTCCACGAGTACGGGGTGTCGTTCGCGAAGCTGCGCGAGGCGGGTCATGCCCGGAACCCGAGGGTGTCCTGGTTCGAGTGGGGAGCACCCTTCGACGATCCCGCGGAGATGACCGAGGACGTGCTCTACGACGAGTCCTGGTGGCACCCGGCGAACCCTTCGATGGCAGACGGACTCATCACGCACCAGTCGATGCTCGACGACCTGGCCGTCATGCCCGCGCGGACGGCGGCAGTCGAGTACGGGAACGTCGGGGACTGGCCGGCGACGGACGGAAGCGACGAGTACGTCATCCACATCGACGCCTGGGATCAGCTTCGCGACTTCGGGTCGCAACTTCAGTCACCGTTCGTGCTCGGCTTCGACGTCTCACCTGAGCGGAGAGGATCGATCGTCGCCGCTGGCCGGAACCAGAACGACCTCCTGCACGTCGAGGTTCACGAGCACCGCCCCGGCACGGACTGGATCCAGCCGCGTCTCGTGGAGATGTTCGAGTCGGGTCTCGTGTCCTTCATCGTCTGCGACGGGGTCGGGCCTGCGGCGTCGCTCGTCGACTCACTTCGTGAGTCCGGGCTCCCGGTGGAAACGGTGAACACCTCCGAGCACGGCCAGGCGTGCGGACGCCTCGTCGATCTCGTGGCGGAGGGCGGGGTCGTGCATCTCGGCTCCGAGGAGCTGCGCGACGCGATCCGGGGAGCTCGCTCGAGGCCGCTCGGTGACGCCTGGGCATGGTCGCGCAAGTCCTCGAGCGTCGACATCAGCCCGCTCGTTGCGGCGACGCTGGCCCTCGGTGCAGCTTCGGGGATCGGCGCGGGAGTGCAGGTCTTCTGATGGGTCTCCTGCGGAACATCCTCTTCGGCCCGATCATCAAGCGCGTGGAGCCCGAGCCGCTCGAGGGCACCCGCATGGATCTCTTCAACTCGATCATCCCCGCGTGGGAGGCCGACACCTTCGGGCAGCAGTGGATGGGGGATCAACGGCTGGCCGAGAAAGTGTGGGTGACGGCCACCTGCCAGGACCTGAACGCCTCGCAGATCAGCGCCATGCCGATCAAGTGGTTCGGTCCTCCCGGCACGGACGAGCCGGCGTGGGTCTCCTCACCCGACCCGTTGCAGTTCCCGAACGGGATCGGTGACGCCCTGTACGCGATCTGCGACCAGATCGACGGATGGGGCTACTCGCTTCAGTACGTCACCGACTTCTATGCGAGCGGCTACGCGCGGCGGTTCACGGTGATCCCGAGCTCGGCCTGTACCCCGCGCTTCGACGAGTCCGGCCGCAGAGAATACAAGCTCGGAGAGCGGATCCTCGACCCATCTCGGGTCGTGCAGATCGACCGCAACCCGACAACCGCAGCCCACGGGACGAGCGCGATCAGGGCATACGCGCAGCGCGCCTACTCGCTGCTCGCGGCCGGGAACAAGTCGCTCTCGGTCTCTACCGACGCCTTCCCGCCCGGCTACCTCAAGTCCGAGAACCGCCTGACCTCGGATCAGGCAGATGCCGCACAGGAGTCGTGGATGGCGAAGACCTCCACTCGTAGCGGGGGGGTGCCGGTGCTCGGCCAGGGCTGGGACTTCAAGAACTCGGGGATCAACCCCTCCGACATGGCGCTCCTCGAGACGCAGGAGTGGGACGCCCGCGTGCTCGCGACCGCCTATGGGGTGCCCTCGGTGATCCTGAACATGGCCCTACAGGGCGGACTGACCTACCAGAACCCGGTTGCCCTGATGCAGATGTGGTGGCTGACGAGGCTACGGACTCGCTCGAAGCGGATCATGGACGCGCTTACCGCGCAGTTGCTCCCTCGCGGACAGTGGGTCTCCCAGGACGCCACCGACATCACCATCGAGGGTTCCCAGGAGGCCGAAGACGACCCGCAGCTCTCCCAGGTCGCGAAGGCGTCCCCGGCTCAACAGCAGCCGCAGCTGACAGCGATCGGAGGTGGTGCATGAGCACCGTGGAAGAGACCGAGATTTCCGAGGCCCGCGAAAGCGGGCTTCTTCATAGGGAGTTCGCCGCAGACCTGAGTGTCGGGGACGGGCGCACCGTCGACGTTCGGATCGTTCCCTACGGGGAGCGGATCCGTCATCACGACGGAAAGCACGGCGGCGGAAGCTGGTACGAGGAGGAATACATCCCCGGTGTCTTCGGCCACCAGCTGAACGCGGCCAACCGCGTCCACGCCAACATCGAGCACGACCCGAGCGGTAGCGCGACCGTGGGATACGGGGTCATGCTGCGCGAGGAGGCTGACGGGTTCTACGGGAGCTTCCGCCTTCTCGACACGCCTGCCGGCGAGACCGCAAGGCAGCTCATCGAGGCCGGAGCTCTCGACGGTGTGTCCCTTGAGGCGAAGGAAGTCCGCACCATCCGTGGCAAGGACGGCGTGTTGCGGCGCGCGAAGGCCAACCTGCGCGCGATCGCCTTTACGCGCTTCGGTGCGTATCGAGGGGCGAAAGTGCTCGCGCTGCGGCACGAGCCGGAAGGATTGATCGACGAGGAGCTGTTGCCCGTCGAGATGGACGCAGGGCTGATTCAGCGGCTCAAGGCCCAGGGCGTCGAACTGCCGAGCCGCTACATGGCGCACCCCGCAGAGACGGACACCCCGGCTTCGACCGGCACCTCCGATGACGGCACCCGCCAGGACGAGGAAGTCATCGAGTCATCGGAGGAGTAGCAATGCTTACCCAGACAGAGAAGGCCCGCGACAACCGCATCGCGGCTCGCGAGCACGTTCATGGCCTGATGGAGTCTCTGCTCGGAGAGCTCGACGGGAAGATGCCCGACGAGACCCAGGCAGAGGTTCTCAAGCGCCATCGCGCAGATCTCGCCAAGTACGACGCCGAGATCATCGAGCTGACGGAGCAGGTGGACGCCGATCGCGAAGCGGCGAAGCGCTCCGAGGAGATCCGCAGGGCCTCGCAGGTCGCTGCTGGTGTCGCGGACGCAGACGAGGACGGGATCGTGTACCGCACGATGGCCTCCTACGCCCGCGACGTGCTGCTGACCCACTCGGACAAGTTCATCCGGGCACAGGTCGACAGCGAGGTCTCGCCTGACGAGATCCGGCGCGCTGCGGAGCGGCAGGAGCTCCTGAAGCGGACGCCGGCGACCACGCTGACGTCCGACCTCGCAGGGCTCAACCCGCCGCAGCACATCGCGCAGATCTTCCAGATCATCAACACCCGGAGAGATCTCGTGAACGCTGCCGGCGTCAAGGCGAGCCTGAGCAAGGGCACCGTGACCTATCCGCAGGTGGACGGCACGCCGATCGTGGACGTGCAGGCCACGCAGAAGACCGAGGCCGGGAACGTCGGGATGGACATCTCGATGGTCACGAAGACCGCGACGACCTACCTGGGCGGGGGCAACCTGTCCTGGCAGGCAATCGAGTGGTCAGATCCCAACGCGTTCGACCTCTGGTTCCGGTTCGCGGCGGCGGACTACGCACTCAAGACGGAGACGGACGCGGCCACGGTCGTCTCCGCTTCGGCGTTCCTGAACAACATCTCGAGCACGATCGCCACGAACGCGGACTTCGCAACGACGATGACCGCGATCGGGGCG